ATTAAATCAAGTATAGACAATGAAATATCATCTTATTTTAGTACTAAGACTGGTAAGTTTGGACAATCGTTTAGAAGGTCTAATCTATTAGCATTGATTGATGAAGTAAGTCCCGCAGTTTTATCTTCTCGAATGAATTTAAAAGTACAACAAAGATTTACTCCAACACTTACTGCAGTAGAAAATCATAGTTTAAAATATCCAATGCAAATTGCAGCTGCAGACGATGTGAATAGAATAGTTACTTCTTCTGCATTTAACTTTAATAATCAAAGTTGTAGTATCCGAAATCGTTTGGGTTCTGCAACACTAGAAGTATTTTCAAATTTGACACAAGAAGTTGTTGTTGATAATGTTGGTTCTTTTAGTGAAGATACAGTTAGTATAACTGGATTACAAGTAGATAGTATTGTGACTGGAGATAGTTTTGTTAAGGTAAGTGTAGTTCCTTCTAACCAATCTTTTGTAACACCATTAAGAGAAAATGTAATTGAGTTTGATGCAATCCAATCTTCTGTCAGTCCAGTTGAAGTAGACTCAAGTATAATAAACTAATATGGGACACAAAGTAGACGATACTCTAAGAGATGATAATCGTAGAGAACTTGCGTTCGCTACGGGTCGTGATGTAGAGAAAGTTCTACCAGACCATTTTAAAACTGAGTATCCGAAACTTGTCTCGTTTTTAAAAGAATATTTTCACTTCGAGGACAGTGACGGTTCTCCAAGTAGATTAGTAAATGATTTATTCTATGCAAGAGATATTAATCAGGTAGACGAGTCTTTACTCTCTTATATAGAAGATGAATTGTTATTAGGACAAGCATACTTTGAAGGATTTCTTGATAAAAGAACAGCTGCAAAATTCTCACATAATTTATACAGTACTAAAGGTACTAAGTTTTCAATACAACAATTTTTTAGAATGTTCTACGGTATTGATGTAGAAGTAGACTATCCTAAAAAAGATGTTTTTACTGTAGGTTCATCTGATATAGGTGCGGAGTCAATTAAGTTTTTAACAAATGATGAATTATATCAAACCTTTGCAATACGAATAATTAGTGAACTATCACAAGCAACATGGGAGAGACCATATAAGTTATTTGTTCACCCTGCTGGAATGTTTGTTGGTTCAGAAGTAAGATTAGAAAATACTGGACTTCTTAATACATCTTCACCATTATCTGTTGTAGACTCTGCAGCTGGTGAGATTGATGTGGTAGGTTTCAATACTTCATTATTTAGTCAAGTTAATCAATTTGCACCAGAAGTTACGGGTCTTCTAGATAGTGGTGGTACAACTCTGAGAGTTATCATCGATGATAATCTAATTAATTCACTTGCAACTGTAAGTATTTCAGATGTACAGAAACAATATGCAACAATGAGAGCTGCAGAATTAAGAACAAGTCCTACATTTGATGCGGACTCGAATGGTGCTGGTACTGCAACATCTAACTTTGAAATAGACTTTAGTAATGAATTTACAATAGAAACATTTGACCAAGACAAATTTGAAACTTTTTAGGAATTAGGTTTATAACTTGTATAAATAGGACATAGGAAATAAAACATGGGAAAATCAGTAATCAATAACGGAAGTAGTGCGAATGACGGAACGGGTGATACTCTCCGTGCAGCTGCAACCAAGATAAACAATAACTTTACAGAAATTTATGCTGTATTGGGTGGAAAAACCGCAACTGATTTGTCTGCAAGTGCAGCTACTTTAACTACTAAGATTACTCTTAGTGACTCTGCAACTGGATTAATTAGATTTGAAGGTACAACTGCAGACGCACATGAAACCACTTTACAAGTTGTAGAACCAACTGGAGATAGACAGATAGTATTTCCAAATGCAAGTGGTAACGTAGTATTAGACTCAAGTACTAATACCCTAACAAACAAAACACTTACCAGTCCAACAGTCAATACACCTACAATAAATGCACCTAAGATTTCTGGTTTATCTGGGGGTGGAGTATTACAAGACTCTTCGGGTAATGAAGTATTAGAATTAACAAAGACTGCAAGTGCAGTTAACCACATTAACCTTACTAATAACGCAACCAGTAATAATCCAAAAATAACTGCAAAAGGTGGAGACACTAATGTTGGTTTAGAATTAGAAGCAAAAGGAACTGGTAAAATTATACTAAATAATTCACATGTTCTTAAACAAGAAACAGTAAACACGGGTTCTAATGAAGCATTGTCTTTATTACTTCCATTTACTGAAATAACAAAAGGAACTGCGGGTACATATAGTATTGCAGACGGAGTTGCTGGACAAGTTAAGTATGTAGTAAATAGTGGTGCTGGAAATGCAGTTATCACTCCCGCAAATTTTGGTGCGGGAACTACTTTAACATTACAACAGAATGAAACTGGAACATTAATTTTTGACGGAACTAACTGGCAAATACTTGCAACCTACGGTGGTGCAGTCGCATAAGGAGAATAAGAAATGACCGCAACAATAACTAGTCCTTTAAGAAGATTTATCTTAGACGAAATTAAAGGTAGAAAAGATAGTAATGGAGATAAGTTCTATGCAGCTATTGGTCGTTCACAAGAGTGGAATGCGACAGATGTATCTCCTACACCAGACGGGTCTTATCACGAAGAGAGAGATTTTAGAAACAACATGCAATCGGTTAAATTAATAACTGATGCGTCTTTTGTAGTTCCAAGATATAACTGGTCATCTGGTACATTCTATGATGCATATGATGACCAATCAACTGGTAATACAAGTCCATACTATGTAATCAACTCAAACCAACAAGTATATATGGTATTAAGAAAATCTATTTCTAACACTGGAGTTGCAATTGCATCAACAGTAGAACCGACTGGTAATACTACGGGTGCTCCTTTTAAAACATCTGACGGATATGTTTGGAAAATGATATACAGTGTTAGTTCCGCAACTGCAAACAAATTTCAATCTGCAAACTTTATGCCTGTAGAGTTTATTGATAAAGATAGTGCGGGTGGAGTATCAGGAACAAGATTAACATCTTTTAGTTCAAACCAAACAGAACAACTTGCAATTCAAGAGGCCTCAATACTAGGTCAGGTTGTAGGATATGCAATTGACAATCCAGGCTCTGGATATGGTTCTGCACCAACCTTAACGATTACGGGAGACGGTAGTTCTGCGTCTGCAACTGCAACTATATCTGGTGGTGCAGTGGTTAAAGTAGAAGTGACTGACAGTTCTACGGGTGTATTTAAACCAAGTAACATGGGTTCGGGATATAACTTTGCATCTGTCACAGTAAGTGGTGGTTCACCAGACTCGGCTGCAATAATTAGACCTATTCTTTCAACTTCAAGACGTACTCTTGATAGTGGTGGTTTAGGAGATGACCCAGTAGCAGATTTAAGAAGTAATGCACTAATGTTTAATGCAAAACCTTCGGGTGCAGAAAGAGCAGACTTCTTTATAAGTCAACAATTTAGACAAGTAGGACTTCTTAAGAACCCTACAAAACCAGACGGAACTGCATTTGATAGTTCAACGGGTAACACACTAACAGTTCTTAACTTTGCAAGTATAAATACTGCGTTTGAAAAAGACCAAGTAATAACTGGTGGAACATCTGGTGCAAAAGCAATTGTAGATTTTGACTCCACTGGTTCAACTGGTGTTGCTGGGGGTGCTTTGTTTATTCATCAAACTGACAGTAATGGGTTTACACCTTTTACTACGGGAGAAACAATTACTGCATCTGGTGGTTCTAATGGTGTACTTCTTGGTAGTAGTAGACATGATAGTTCTGCAGAAGTAGACCCAAATTCAGGTCAACTATTGTATGTCGATAATCGAAGTGCAATTACAAGAGCAAGTGGTCAAACCGAAGATTTAAAAATCGTAATACAAGTATAGGAATAAAAAATGTCAACAACTTTTAATAAGTCAACCTTTGCAACAACATATAAAGACGACTTTGACAGTGCAGATAATTTTCATAGAATATTATTTAACTCAGGTCGTGCATTGCAAGCGAGAGAACTTACGCAAATGCAAACTATCATTCAAGAAGAGATTGCAAGGTTTGGTAGAAATATATTTAAAGAAGGTGCGGCTGTAAATCCAGGCGGGCCTAGTGTTGACAGACATGCAGAATTTGTAAAATTAGATACAAGTGTAAATACTTTACCAGCAGATACTTCTACTTTACTTGGACTAGAATTTACGGGTGCAACTTCAAGTATTAAAGCAAGAGTTATTAGAGTAGAAACTGCAAGTGGTTCTGACCCCGCAACTTTATACGTACAATATACTGATACAAACACAAGTGGATTAGCAGGTTCTGCACCAGTTAGATTTAGTGCGGGTGAAACTATAAACTCTGGTGGAACTGCATTATCAGTTCAAACAACAAATACTGTTGCAAATCCAGCAACTGGTCAAGGTACAATACTTCATGTATCTGGGGGAGACTTCTTTGTAAGAGGACACTTTGTATTTGCATCTCAACAATCTTTAGTTATTTCAAAATACACTACAACTGGAACTGCAACTGTTGGATTTACCATTACAGAAGATATCGTCACGTCAGGAGATGATACATCACTCTTTGATAATCAGGGTGCAACTCCAAATACTGCATCGCCTGGTGCAGACCGATACAGAATTAGATTAACTCTTGTTAACAAAACAAGTGTTACTGCAAGTGATAACTTTGTATACTTTTGCGATATAGTAGACGGAGAAATAGAAGAAGTTGTTACTGGTACAGAAGATTATAACAAGATTAATGATGTTCTTGCACTTAGAACAAAAGAAGAGTCAGGTAATTATGTTGTCCGTCCATTTAGAGTGACTTTTGAAAATGACTCTGCAAGTGGTAGTACATCTAACCTAATCGCAAACATATCTGCGGGAACAGTATATCTAAACGGTTATCGTGTAAATAAAGAAAGACCAAGTAAATTAACTATTTCAAAACCCAGAACTACAGTCACAAATAACAACGAAGCAATTGGTGTGGACTATGGTGCATATCTTGTATTTGCATCTGACGGTGGTTCAGTTGTAGGGCCTGCAGCTGCACTTGGAAATTTTGAATTAGTTAATTTATTACAAGGTAGTACAGTTATTGGTACTGCAAGGGTTAAATCAATTCAAGAAGTAAACAATGAAGTTCGTCTATATTTAATGGACATTCAGTTAAAGGGGCCTGGTAGTTCTAATCGACAAATAACAGATGTCAATAAAGTAGAAAGACACGGAGATTTCGATACTGCACCACACATATTTTCAGTTAAACAATCGGGTAGTAGTGCATTTTTACCAAGTACTGCATTATTTAGAAATGTAGGTGGTAATGACTTACTATTCCCGACTCAAAAACCAAGACCAAAAAGTATTTCAGATGTTTCATTCCAAGTAATAAGACAGATTGATGACTCTGCAAATGCTCCTTCTGCGGGTACACACCCGTCAATTAGTTTATCTTTATCTGCAACTGGAGAAACATTTACAGATGTAGGTAATTGGATTATTACGAGTGCGGTCACTGGAGCAAGAGTGACTAACTTTAGTGTTAGTGGAACTGGAACACAAAGTGCAACTATCAGTACAACTACAAACCATACTAATGGTGGTTTAGACTCTGGTGCAAAACACAATATCTTTGCAAGAATAAACAAAGGAAATGCAACTCGAAGAACAAAAACCTTGACAGAAACTACAATTACTGGTACAATAGACTCGGACGGAGAGAACCTAAGATTTGTTAAGATACCATATGCAGATGTCTATGAAGTAATATCAATCAAACAGACTGACTCTGACGGTGTAGACTTATCTCACAACTTTACTTTAGATAATGGACAAAGAAGAGACTTCTATCAACATGGTAGATTAGTACTTAAAAGAGATACCACTCCACCAAGTGGAACAATCTTTAGTAGATTAAAATACTTTGCTCACGGTGCAAGTGGAGATTTCTTCTCAGTAAATTCATATGACGGTACTGTAGATTACGAAAATATACCAGACTTTCAAATTAGTGGAAGAAAGAATATTAACCTTCGTGAAGTAATTGACTTAAGGTCAGTAAGAGACAGTGACGGTGTTGGTATCAGACATCAATACTTAAGTCCAGACTCTAATGGTTCTGACTCTGCTGGTGGTGTTGCAGTTTTAGGTGTTGTAGGTGGTACTTATGCTAAAAAAGTTGAGATACCAGCTGCGGGTCAAACTGTCACTGCAGATATAGAATACTATTTACCAAGAGCCGACAAAATTACAATTAACAATGAAGCAGAATTTAGTGTAGTATCTGGTAAAGACGGATTTGCATTACAACAACCACCTACACCAGAAAACAACTTATTGTTATTTAATCTAGGAATAAACGGTTATGGTTTGAATGACTCAGACTTGACTTTGGGTGTATCTCAATATAAAAGATTTAGAATGCAAGATATTGCAAGACTTGAGAGAAGACTTGATAACCTTGCAGAAACCACTGCATTATCACTTTTAGAACAATCTGCGGACGCAAGATTAATCTTAGACTCGGACGGTGTGTCTAGAACTAAACTAGGTATTCTTGCGGATAACTTTAAAAATAGATTATTATCAGACCACGAAGACCCAATGTATCGTGCGTCAATAAACCCAACAACAAGTACTTTACACCCTGCTTTTTCAAATAATCAAATACCTTTGATTTACGACTCTGCAAAATCAACAAACACAATTGTTAAAGGAGATAACATTTATCTTCACTACACAGAAGACTCTGCAATATCACAAAGAATGATATCAGGTGTTGAGAATGTAAACCCATTTGCAGTTGTAAGTGGAGAAGGACATTTAACTTTATCACCAACAAGTGATGTTTGGGTTGATACAGAAAGTAGAACTGTACCCGCAGTACCACAAGCAAGAAATGATTTTCCAGAACCAGTTCAAATAGGAATACCAACATTTGGTAATACTTTAGGTTTGATGCCTCCAACTTTTGCACCTACTTTAAATCTTGGTGCGTTATGGAACTGGGAAGGAATAGATTTAAGTGGTGCAATTCCTAACTTTGGAAATAACCCAGGCATGACAGGCAACCAAACATTTGGTTTTGGTGCTGGTGTTTCTGGAACTGCAACTGGGGGTGGTGTTTCGTTTTTTGATAATTTCAACTTAGGTACTGGTGAAGCTGGTGCGGGTGGAGACTTCGGAGTAAGAGTTGTAAGTAATAGTACCATAAACGAAATAGTAGGAGATAGAGAAGTATCTTTGACTGCTATTCCATTTATGAGACCAAGACTTGTATTCTTCCGTGCGGAAGGTTTAAGACCACTTACTCGATATTTCGCATTCTTTGACGGAGTTAAAGTAGATGACTATGTAAACACTACAGTTAGTTTTACAAATGTTGCGGGACAAACTTATGTTGGAAACCAATATAGAGGTACAACAGTACACCCAAGTGGAAGTACAACTATTGTCACAGACGCAAATGGTAAAGTAGACGGTTCATTCTTATTACCAAATAATGACTCATTAAGATTTAGAGCAGGTGATAAAGAATTTAAATTACTAGATATTTCGATAGATGACCAATCGTCTGCAACTTCTCGTGCAAGTGCAATCTTTACAAGTAGAGGTACTTTAGAAACTACAACGGTCACACTTAGACCACCAGAACCAGTACCACAAGTTGATGTGAACTGGTTAGACCCACTTGCACAAACCTTTAGGGTTTCTGCACCAAGTGGTATGTTTGTGACTAAGATACAAACTTACTTCAAAGCAAAAGATACAACTGTACCAGTAAGACTTGAATTACGTCCAGTGGTAAATGGTGCTCCTAGTTCAGATGATATCATTCCAGGCTCAGTAGTAGTATTACCACCAAGTGCAGTGCAAACTGCAGTTAGTCAGACACAAGCATCTGCATTGTCTAGTCCTACTACATTTACTTTTGACGAACCAATATTCTTAGAGTATGATGAAGAATATGCAATCGTATTATTATCTGATTGTAATTCATACGAAGCATATGTAGGAGAAACTTATGAGTTCCAACTTGGTTCTACAGAAAAAAGAATTGACAGACAACCAAGTTTAGGTTCATTATTTAAATCACAAAACGGAACAACTTGGACACCAGACCAAACTAAAGACCTTGCATTTGATTTATTCAAAGCACAGTTTACCACTGCGGGTGGAACAGTAGTGTTTGAAAACGCAGTAGTTCCAGATATGTTACTATCAAGTAATCCAATATCAACTGACTCGGGTAGTAGAACTGTTTCAGTTCTTGCACCAGACCACGGCTTCATTGTAGGAGACACAGTAAGTATTACTGGATTTGACTCTGCGGGTACTGGTCTTTTAAATGGTATAGACTCTGCGGGTAGAGTAAATGACTTTACACACACGATTACTGCAGTAGACGGATTTGGTTATCAAGTAGAACTTACTGACTCTGCGACTGCAACTGGTTTTGTTGGTGGTGCAAGAGTTAAGTCTTCAAGACAAATACTCTTTGATACGGTAATACCACAGTTCGATACTTTAGTTCCACAAGATACTAATGTCACAGTAGATGCGAAGTTTACTACTGGTAGGTCACTTGCGGGTGCAGAAACTAGAGGTACAAAAGATACTGCATTCTCTGGAAACCTTGCGATAAAAGAAGCAAACAATTTCTCTACACCAAGAATAGTTGGAACTACTGCATTTGAAACTGCAAACATAGGGTCAGGAGAAAAATCAGTAACAATTCAAACTGCATTCTCTACAACTCGTGCAGATGTATCACCAGTAATTGATTTACAAAGAACTGGTATGATTACCATATCAAATAGAATAGATAATCAAGTAGCATCTGGTGCAACTGCGGGAACAAGTAATACTCCTATTACATATATTGGAGAGGACAGTGACGGTTCAAGTTTAAGTAAACACATTACTAAAGTAGTTAATCTTATCGAACCCGCACTAGGTCTAAGTATATTAGTAAATGCAAGAAAACCAAGTTCTGCTAATTTCCAAATTTGGACTAGAGTTGCAGACGCTGATGAAAATATATTTGAAAAGCCTTGGATACTTGGACTTCAAACAAATACTGTTTCTAGTAGTGAATTAACTTTCAAAGATTATGAATTTGTTCGTGAGTTTGTTGCAGACGGTAATGCAACTAGTTTTATGTCCTATCAAGTTAAGATAGTAATGACATCTACTAATTCATCAACACCACCATTATTTAGGGACTTGCGTGTTATCGCAACTGCATAGTTATGAGTTATATAAAAGTAGAAGGTAGACCTAATTTAGTAAGAGACACAGAAAGTGGTGCGATACTAAATACTAATAGAACTGCAGTAGAGAACTACTATAAGATAAGAGAAAAACATAAGAACAAAGATAAACAGATTGTACAAATGCAATCTGATATCGATGAATTAAAACAACTAGTAAAACAATTGGTAGAAAAAGAAAATGGCTAATCAACATACTGTCACAGCAATAACAGATAATTTAAGTCAGTTAATTACTAATTTGAACCAAACAGCAAAAGATGTTGGTGGTACGGATAGGTTGACAACTACTCAAGACTCTGATATAGTAGGTGCAATAAACGAACTAGATGCAGAAATAGGTTCTGTTACTCTAACTACAACTGCACAAACACTTACGGGTGCAATCCAAGAAATATTTCAAGGTGGGTTTGAAGAATTAGATTTAACTTTAGACTCAGTAAAAAGTTCAACTGGACTTGCACTGGGTGGATTTAGTGACTCAGAAAGAAGTACTTTAGGTAAAGCACTTAACGCATTGTCAAGAGATATACAGATACTTGACTCTGATATGGTTGGTTTACTCGGAAGGGACTCTGGAGATAGTGGAAGAGCAATAAACCTTTTAACAACTACTGCAAAAACTATTGTCGGTGGTGTAAACGAACTAGACGCAGAAATAGGAACTATAAGTGGTCTAACTACTGGAAACAAGTCAACTGTAGTTGCATCTATCAATGAACTCGACTCTGATATAGGTGCATTAACTAGTCTTAGTTCAGAAGTTAGAGACTCTAACATTGCAGCTACAATTAATGCATTAAATACAAAAGTAAATAATAGAAATAGATTTATAGAATTTTTTACTGATAGTGCAGCTGGTGGAGATAGTGCGGGAAGTAGAATAGTTGCAGACAGTGCTAATGATTTTGTAAAATTCAGTGGTGGAACTAATCTAGAAGTAGTAGTCGAAGACTCAGATAATGCAAGAACAATTAAAGTTAATCACACTAGTGTTGGTGCAAGTTCTGTAGATAACTCTGGTAATACTGTTATTCAAGATTTAACAATTGATGCAAACGGTCACGTCACTGGAACTGCATCTACAACTATAACTAGTGCAAATAACGCTCAACACGTAATGGGCGCACAAGGTGGTCTGTTAGTTAATACGCCTGGGGGAGTTAACTTTACTGCAAACGCTGGTACTAACATAACTACAAACTATTCACTTGACTCTGATTTAAGAGGTAATATTAAGTTTGCGGGTCAGACTGGGGAATACGTTCACTTCTCTGACTCTAATGGGGGACAGATAAACTTCCACAATAGTGGTACTCGAAGATTTGTCATGGAAGATGACGGAGACTTCCACGCAGCTAATGATATCATTGCATTTTCAACTACACCTTCTGACATGAGATTAAAGAGTGATATCGAACCAATTACCGATGCACTTGCAAAAGTAAATGCACTAACTGGTTATACTTTTACTTATGACCATGCGGGTAGAAAGTCTGCGGGATTACTTGCACAAGAAGTAGAACAAGTTTTACCTTCTGCAGTAAGTAATAAAAGATTACCATTAGGTGCAAACAATAATGAAGAATATAAAACACTACAGTATGACCAAACAATTGCATTACTAGTAGAGTCTGTTAAGGAGTTGAAGTCAGAAATAGATATTCTTAAGAGGGACAAGTAGTGTCTCAACAACTAAAATTCATTACCCAGTTTATTGGAAGAACTATTTCTTCTATTAGAACTGTCGCTAGAAATGTCATGCGGAACATTGTTACACGAGGGGTAGCAAATAATGTTCAACAAAATGTTAGTATTACTACATTAAAAGACGAAGCACAAATACTTGAAAGAACTAACCAAAAATTCGACTTCACAACGGGTGCAAGTCTTCTTTCAGATTTAAATCCAGACGCAGATATAGACCTTTCTAAGTATAGTATAAGTTCTACAAACCCAAGAGGTTCAAACTATAATATGAATGCGTCTGAGTTTCGTGATATGGTTGGAAGGTCAGACGGTGCATCAAACCAAAGTATGAGTGGGTTTGTTGGTGCAAAAAACTCTTTTTCCGAAGGAGAAAATATACCTTTACCAGTAAAGTCGGGTGGGACTTTTACTCTATTTAATATGACCCCACCTTTGCGTGACATTACTGAAAAAAGTTTAACTACTGGATATGCAAATCCAGCTACTACTGCAAAAGCACAGGCTTACTATAATGATGAATACATTGGAAGCGGTACTGTCTCGGAAACTGTAGGATTTGATTTTAAGTTTGTAAATGAAAGTGGTGGATTGAGATGTTTCATTAGACAAAACAATGGGCCAAGTACTTCTAATTTAGCAAATAGAAATGTTATTCTTCACTTTGGTGGTGGAACTCCACCAGTACACGATTATAAATTTACAAAAGATAGATATTCATACGTGAGTGATTATACCGAAAGTAGTCAATTCTCTTCTAATGAAAGAAAAGTAAATACAACTTCTGGAACTTATTTACCATTTTACTTTTTACCACATTTAACAAATGGGGTAGATACTCTAAGACTTAAATCACTAACAAATGTGTCAACTAAACAATATCAAAGTTTTAGTCATAATTCGGGTATTGTACGAGGTGAACAAGTTAGTACTCGTCAGACAACATCACATGCACCTTCAGCGGTGACTATACCAACACCAAGTTCTTCAAACAATGCGAGTGGTGTGACTTTTATTGGTATGGATACGCAACAAACTGGTATGGGAGTTGGAGATAGTTTTGGATTTACACAAAAGATGACTGCAAGTACTAATGGTAAAAAAGGTATAAATCATAGAAGAGTTTTTCGAATGCAATTACAAGCAAGTAAAAGTAATGTAAGTAGAGGACAAGAAAGAACTATTTTAAACTTTTTCTTCGCTCTTGAAACACAGCTTAGTATATATGATGTGGGTGCTCCACTATCTACATTTGCTTTCACATTAGATTTCTCGGGTATCGACATTACTGGTGGAGACGCTTTTGGGTGGGCAAACTCTTATGGATTTGCTATATCTGGTGGTTATGGTGGATACTCGGACTCTCGTCTAAAAGATAACATTAGATTTGTTCACAGACCACACGGACACAATGTTTATACATGGGATTGGAATGAGTTAGCAAAATCAATTGGTGCGGATAAACAACCTAACTATGGAGTTCTTGCAGATGAATTGGTTAGTACTAATCCAGAAGCATTAGAGAAAGATGAAAATGGTTATTGGAAAGTAAATTATTTCAAACTTAGACAAAACAAGAAAGAGTAATTATAAATAGTACATTATGGCAACTCCACTTAAACTCGAAGGTACAAACGGTGACTTAAAAGAAATGACCACCGCAGAAGAGAACTATCTTGCGTATCAAGCTGGGGAACAATTAAAGGCATCTGCAAAGACCGAAGTCGGTGCAATCACTGATGCATCAAGTGGGAATGAAACTGTCGGTGCATTTACTGATACTCGTTTTAATGAAGCACCAGGCTCTCACGGTTCAATCAACACAACTTCTACCGTCACAACTTTATATCAGACCGAAGGAACAGCCGCAGAAGACGGTGGAGACTTTAGAAATGCAGTACGTCAACAATCTGGAGACGGAGATACGCACAATAGACAACTACATGAATTTACTTCTGCAGAAATGGATACTTTAACAGATAGGTTGGTTGCAACTATTTTTGCAAATGATTATTCAGGTACATATAAATTAGGTTCTTCTGCACCAAGTTCAGATTACGACACGCATTTATCTGCAGTCTTTACAGACACCCGAACCGATGCAGGCCCAAGTACAGTCACAGTTGCAACTTATAACATTTATCAAAGACAAACCTTTTCTGCACCTACAACAGTCCGTCCAGTCTCACTCAAAAGAAGTTCTGGGGGTAGTGGTACATTTCAAGGTGTTCAAGAAATGTCAGATGCAGAAATCAAATATACTTTTGGACAACGTGCAAAGACTCGTATAATGAACGGTGCAAAAGGTGTTGGAACTTATATCTTAAATAGTTCTGCAACTGGAGCTCCAAGTGAAACGGGTACATGGGTTGCAAAAGGAACTGCAACCGATACTAGACATACTACCACAGATACAGATTACACGCAAGACTTTGTTGGTACATTTGAAACTACTTTTACTGGAACATTTGTAGGAGAAGCAGGTGGTGTAGTAAACTATGCAGGGCCGACCAACTACGCAGGCCCAACAAACTATGCGGGGCCGACTAACTATGCAGGCCCAACCAATTATGCAGGCCCAACTAACTATGCGGGAAGAGATGCAAACAATCAAGCAAACAATGCAGGGCCTGGTATAAACACTTACAATTCAGTTAACTATCTTGGAGAG